ATTCCTGATGGCTCGTACTGCTGCTTTGCCTACTACATCAGCAAAATTCTCTGGTACTTCTATCTGAAATTCATCATGCACATTAGCCACTAGCTTGTGCGGAATGTCGTATTTTTGTAAAGATTCTGACAGCAACACCAGAGCCTGTTTCATCACAACAGCACCAGCACCTTGCAATAGTGTGTTAAGTGCAGCGTGTTCACTCCTGACTCGTAAGCGCCTACCGTCCAAACCAGGTAAAGTACCGCCTGCTGAGTGTGTTGCTACCTTCTCTCGTAACTTCGCCAGTGCTGGTGTATTGCGTAGGAACGAGTCTATAAGCTGCTGACCTTCTCTGTAGCCACCGCCTACTATCTGTCCTATCTTGGCTGCACCAGCGCCATACAAGAAAGCGTAGATGAATGTCTTGGCTTGGTTACGATCTGTAAGCCCTGCTGCTTTCATGTTAGCTGTGTGGATGTCACCGCTTAGTATTTCGTTAGTGTATCTCTCGTCACGCATATAGTGTGCAAGCATACGTAGTTCTAAGCCACTGGCATCACAGCCTATTAGTTTATGCCCTTCAGGCACACACCAGAATGATCTACACTCTCTGCCATACGGTGCAGACACTGATGGTACTTGTGCCATGTTAGGGCTGTGGTGCGTCATACGGCCTGTTACAGCACCGTTGGTGATAACTCTGCCGTGTACCCTGCCATCTTTCTCGTGGGTTAGCCAAGAGTCAATCTGTGCTGCTCGCTTCTGCAACATCAGGTACTCGTAGATCATCTTAGCCTCTGGTATGTCAATGCCTTCTAACACCTTCTCGTTGACGATGATAGCGCCCTTCTCAGTTTGCAGCTTAAACTTAACGCCTACACCTTCCAGTCTCTCTGCAATCTGCTTACGAGAGCCTACGTTAAACTCTGTCACCTTGTCCTTCAGTCGCTTCCCTGTCTTCTCGCTCCAGCGTTCCTCCACTATTGGTGGAAACACTTTCTGTAGCTGCTCCGTTATCTGTCGCATCTTGTGCGTTATGTCCTGCCAAAGTAAAGTTGCTTGCTCTACGTCTAGCATGAACCCGTTCTGCTCCTGTTGAGCCGTAATGATAGCGACCTTCTCTTCTAAATCTACGCATTGTTTTGAAAACCCCTCACGCTTCAGTGTGTCAGTTAAGTGCTTGTACAGTCTGGTAGTCAGTGCAACATCTTGCCTGCAATACTCCACCATCTCGTCAGACAGTCCACCATCGTAGTCATCGAAGTCTATCTTGTGATCGCCAAAGCGTTTACCCCAAGAGTCTAGGCTGTGTCCGCCTTCCAGTGATGGATTGTAAAGGCGCGACATGACTAATGTGTCACGCTGCTTTGGTGTCGGTATGTGCAGGTTCCATTGCTTCAGCAGCACTGGTGCATCAAAGCCTACAAGGTTGTGTCCTATAACGCCTGATGCTCGACTAATCAGAGGCGCTAGAGTCACAGCACTATAATGCTCTAACATCTCTCCAGTCTCTACGTCCTGCGTCACCACTACCCAGATATTGTCGTGGCTGGTGTTTGTTTCTATATCCAGCGTAATCAACATAGTATTGCCTCGTTGCGTTGTCTGTGTTGCTGTGTCTGTCATACGGGTTAGTATAGGCTATCTGTGCCTTACTCTCTTGCTGTTCAGCTATCCAACTGCCAATCTTGCTCATATTCTTGACTCTCCATTACTGTGTCTGCTTCTGACCTTAAATCTTCGCGGTCAATGGTGTCTATATCGTCAGTGTAAAAGTAGCAATCATTGCACATATCTAAGTATTCTCCGCTGATTGCAGATTTCCTGGTGGACTCAAAGTCCGATAAAGCCTTGTTACACGCTACGCATCTCATTACAGTCCCTCTTCTCTAATTTCTGTCATTCTACCTGTAGTTTGATCGAATAGCAAGCCACCTGCCTTACCTGTAGTGCCACAAAAGCGGTTCTTCAGTACCCGGACATGGGTGGTGTTTCTCTCTGTAGGATCGTCAGCCTGTCCGTTCCTCTCCAGTCCTATCACCATATCTGATAGCTGTGCAATTGATGCAGAGCCTCTGAGTTGCGATAGACTGCTAACAGCGCCTTCCTCGTGTCCTTTGCCGTCTGGTCTCTTCAAGTGACTAACCATAAACAATGTTATGCCTGTTTCCTGCACTAGCATTCGCAGCTTGGTGCAGATTTCATCTAGCGCCTTTCGCTCGTCACCGTTGCTCTGCGCTGACACAACAATACTAACGTGGTCTAGGAACAGAAACTTTGTATCTAGCGCCTTAGCCATGTAGCGACAACGTGCAATGATGTTGTCAACACTGGTGCTGCCGAAGTGGTCAAACAGATAGAGCCTGTTAGTACCCATCGTCTCTGTGAAAGCCTCCCAGCGTTCTTCCTCTGTACTCTCTACATCTGGTAGGTGCAAGGGCTTGTTAGCTGCTAGAGACATCAGTGATAGCGCAGTCTTCCGCGCATTCTCCTCTAGGAACAATAAACCTATGTTCTCCTCAGAATGCTTGAGTATATGCCACACAATCTCTCTCACAAACTGTGACTTGCCTAGTCCAGAACCAGCGGTGATAGTCACCAGTTCAGCCTCTCTGATGCCGTAGGTTAGCTTGTTTAAACTCTCCCACGGGTACATCACAGCAGACTTCTCTACTGGTCTGTTTACCTCGTCCCACAGTGATGCGCCATTGATGATACCATCAGGAACAAACTTCTCTGCTGCCCAGAATGCCGCTGTAAACTCTCTAACATCGTTGGCCTTCAGATAGTCGCAGGCATCTTTGTGTCCGTTGGTATGCTTCACAATGGCTGACTTACCGCCAAACAGTTCTGCTACCTCTCGCGCTGCCTTTGTTCCTGCCTCATCTGCATCAAAGCATATTACTATCGCCTCAAAGCTATCCAGATACTCGTATGCCGCCTTACAGTCTTTCAGCGCACCGCCAGCACCATTCCTGACACTGACGCATGGGTACTTGCTGCCTTGCATCTGGTATGCCGCTGCTGCGTCAAACTCGCCTTCACAAATGGTGATGTACTTTCCACCGCCATTGAATAGCTGCTGACCGAATAGACCAGTACCTGCCCAGTTACCGACATTGTAAAAGTTTTTGTCGGGCAGTCTGATCTTGGCTGCTATGGGTACATTAGCATCTGACGGATCATGGTAGGCAAAATAGGTTCTGTCTGCCTGATCCAATATGCCATAGGTTTTGGCTGTCGCTGTTGTTAAACCTCTATCAACAATGGCTTGGTAGTTGCCTGTTGTTAGTGTTCTCTCTACAGCACTGAAGTCTGGTTTGGACTTTGGCTCTGTCGATACTGGCACAGAGATATTCCAGGTATCCTCACTGACTTGGCTGCTGGGCGTGTATTTGTGACAACTGTGACAGAATGTGCTGCCGTTGTCGTTGATCTGTAGCGCATCACTGCTGCCACAGTCTGGGCATGGTTGATGGATTTTAGCCACTATTCTATCTCCTCGTAAACTCTGCCATAGCTAATCAATATAAACGGCAGCATCAATAACACGCCCTCAAATGGCATAGCGTAGGTTTCCTCTGTCTTGTTGTTATAACACCACACAGCCCTACTGTCGGAAAATTCCAAGAAAATACCGCAGCCATTGATAAGCTCTATATTTAAACTTCTATTAAATAAAATCATTGCTCTTTGTATCCTTTGTGAAAAATCATATCGTACTCTGCACTCTCAGCAATAAATCTAACAATCACTGCTGGGTGGACTTTGTAGAAGTTAGCAGCCTCTGTCAAGCTAAAAACACCATTACTGATGTCTGCTGCTGCCTTAAACACTGCCTGAACCTCTGGATCCATTGTGCCATTCAACATATATTCTTTAAAAATCATAACGCCCTCCGTAACCATTCTGCTGATTTAGCGTCGGTTTCATTCTCAAACGTCGGCCATATAACGTGTAACCTCTTCTTACTGATAAAATGCTCGTCAGTCACTGTATCGCCAGTGCCTACTCTGTTGCGTAGTGTTGATGGCGAAAAATTAACCAACTTGGCTAACTCGTTCATAGTATACAGTTTACCTGCTACAAGTCTACTGTCTGTTGTTCCATTGCGAAAATATCTTATTTTACGTCCCATCTTTAAAACCTCTTAAATTTATGATAAAATATTACTCTATAGTTCGTTAAAGCCCTTTAAAATAATAATAATTACTTACTAAAAAGCTTTCTATAACCTTCAACAATCTCTTCAACTCTCTTTTGTTGCTCTGCTGCCTTCTTTCGCGCCTCTGCCACTATCCAAGGAGACTCTGGAGTCTGTATAGTCTTTATAGGCGCTTGTCCGTCATAGTCCTCACTCAGCAGGTAGGCGTTAAAGTCGCTAATATATCCTAGTTTATCCTCTGTTCCGTCGAATTCTTTATCCCAAACATCTGTTACTCTACATGGCATTATCATTGTTAAAGCCTCTCTCTAATTGGTTAATGATTACTCTGTCTTTAATGGCCTCTACGACCTCTGCACTGGCACGGTACGGTATTGACTGCACAATGTCAACAAACTCCGCCAGCGCCTCAGTACGGGCGTTATTGTCCTCAATATCTGTGAAATCTAAGCCCTCTCTCATGCGTCACCCCATTGCTGCGCCATAGCATCTGCAATGCCTTGATACGTCTCTGATCTTATTTTCCAGCGGTCAGCACTGGGCGGGAGGTAGTGCATACGCTGCGCTTCTTTTTTAGGCAATGTACGCCACAGCGCCTCTACATCATTTGTGGCGGTAAGCGGTGGCAAATTATGTAACCATAGCCCCGTCTTTTTACTCTCAGCATGTCCAAAATGGTACGGTTGCACATATTGCGTAGGCTTTATTGGTAACACTCCTACGGGGTTCTCAAATGCTACCTTTGGTGCATGTTTTTTTGCATGCTCAAATAGTGCCAGCGTCCATTCTATCGCCTCTACCCTCTCGCTATTCTTTGGCATTCCAGCACCATACCAGCGATTTCCCGACACTGCCAGCGCAGTGCATGGCGGGTGCATTATAATTAAATCCCAGCCCTCAGCTATAACAGGCCAGCAATCCCCAGTGTAGTGGTATTCGCTATCGTCATCTGCTGGCAATAAATCGCAGCTATAGGCATCATGCCCCAGCGCCCTAAATGCTTCTCTCACTTTTCCGCTGTACTCACACGCTATTAATACTTTCATTGTTTTGCCTCTCTATTGGTTAAATAAGTCCACAGCATTTGACAACATTCTCCCCAATGGTTCAACCTCCCCAGTGCTATAATGTGACCAGAACCAGGTATTGGGTCACGTTTTAGACTATGTTGCCTCTCTCTCTCTGCTGCCTCGGTCCTCATAGGGACTGTGGTTGTTCTCTCTATCGTCTCTCTATCGTCTCTCTATCGTCTCTCTATCGTCTCTCTATCGTCTCTCTATCGTCTCTCTATCGTCTCTCTATCGTCTCTCTATCGTCTCTCTATCGTCTCTCTATCGTCTCTCTATTACGGGAAACAGGTTCCACCATTAAAACCACCAGCACCAGCACCGCCAACAGCCACAGAAGCGCATATAAGCTCACCTGGCGGCGTTTGTGGGTTTATAGGTGCTAGGGTACTGGGTAGGAATAAAGGCGCTTAAACAGGCTTATATTAGCTCGGTATATTACAGGCAAAAAAAAGCCCAGCTATTACACTGGGCAAAGGTTGGACTA